CATAATAGAACAAAGGCAAAGTTGCTTTAAAAGGATGATAAAGAATACCATCTTCACCACCACCAGCAATATTTGAAGGATCAATAAAATCAACTTCTACAAAAGAATCTGGATGAACCGTCAAGCAAAGAAACAATTCTCCTTCAATAATAGCTCTGCCTACATATTTTGACCAAAAAGAATATAAACGATTTCTTGGATCTAATTCAGTCTCTTTTACCGCATCTTGAATTTCTTGATTCTCTGAAGTGACTTCAAAACCGAGTCCTGTTAATCGACCCACTTGCCCTCTAACAGCAGTTCCTACATGAGGATTTGTATTAAATTTATTCCAACAAGTCTGCTGTAATGTCTCTCTATCTCCCAAATTTTGAATAACATTGGTCACCGGAAACCCATCTGCATCTTTCGTAATATTGTCAGCATCTGGAGTTACTTGTCCTTCTTGCCATGGCATCGCAAAAGAAAGCACCGATAATTGCTCATCTGATAACGATTTTAATGCAGAAATTGCATCTTTTGTGGTATGTTTACTCATATTTTGCTCCTTTTTTGAACAAAAATTACAAATTTTAGGGAGATATTACAGAAAAAATGGGCAAAAGTAAAGGAAATTATATGTAATTAGCTAAATTTTTCTCTAAAATCATGGTTCCAAAGTAAGATTTCTTATGTCTTTCTTTAAAATCTGTAGCATTTAGCTCTCTTCCACCGTAAATACACCATGCTACCGCAAACATACTATCATCTTGAATACCATGTTTTTCAGTTTTTTCAGGAGAACCAAACCATCTTTTATCAGAATCATGGAAAAAGACACTAGCCTCTTCTCTAAACAAATCAAGTTCTTTAGTTCCGGCAACTCCTAAAGGGGGACACTTGAAACGACCGGTAGAAGCTAAAATATACAATTCACTAAATGCTCCACGTTGTTTTTCATACACAGGAAAGACTGTTTCAAAGGGAATATCGTTTTCTTCACACCAAGGAACTAAATCCCAGATGCCCCAACGTTCTCCACATAGCTTATCAATACCGCCAAACTCTCTATGACATTCAAGAATGATTTCTTTTAATGCTTCCAAACTATGATCTTCCACATTAACAAAATCCAACATAAAATAAATATAGTTCGGAACAGTATTTCCTTCAGAAAGTATAAATGGACGAGAAGCACTTCCAGGCAATCCTTTTGCAATGCAGGTGAAGATTGTTCTGGCACCACGATTTGTTGCTTTTAAAGGATCTGCTCTATCGATGGCTCCTAAAATAGACCAATTTGTATCAAACAGTTTTCCGAGCTTTTCAAGAGTCTCTAAATTAGTTCTTTTAGGCAATCCGTTAGAATCTCTTAAAGAATAATAATCTTCCAAAGGCATTAATCTATCATTAATATCCCTAATTGTTGCTCTGTCTTTCTCAAGCAACGAATCCATGACACCAAATTTTACAAAAGACTTTACTCCTTCTTCAGCTTTCATCTTGATTTCCAAAGCATCCATCAACACACTATTATTTCCTAAAGCTCTGTCAATTCCAATATAACTCATTGCTTCAAGCATTTCTGAAGTAAAAATCCTTTGAGACGAAGAACTCCACACATTTAAAAAGTATCGTTCAAAATCACCTAATGGAAATTTAGCCCGATAATCATTTAATTGTGCTTGAGACATGTTGGGATTCCAATAATCTTCGGCATTCCCTTCTTTGCTGAATCGATAATCAAAATAAATCGTTTTGCTTGTTCTGTCCATATAGCTTTCAAACAGCTTGTAAAGAATATGAGACTTTGCAGAAACGGTGGAGTCAATAACGCCTATAGCATTCGGAATATTACGAATAGAACCATCAAGCTGAACAAAGAATTTCGGATTCTTCATGTCAAAGATTTCTGAAAACGTATATCCGGTAATATTTGAAACAATACCACTGAATGATGAAATTGCACGAATAACAGAAACATCATTTCCTTTGTCATCGGTTATTCTGATCTTCTTTTCCAGGATATTTTTCTTTCCAACAGATGCTAAAAGATTAGGACTGTTTAAAATAATATCCCGTATAATGTCAAAGTGAACAAATGTTACCTGGTCTTTAGAATTTGCACCAAGAACAATCTGCTGGCGAGACCAGTTAAAGAATTTCCACAATTGAATCAAGCAGACAAACAAAGACTTGCCTTCACCACGCGGCCAGCACAGGACGATCAACCGATAAAGAAATTTTCCATCAACCATTCTCAATGCATTTCTAGCAACTTCTTTTTGCTGTTCCCAAATGTATTTATAAGATCGTCCTGTTTCTGGATTGATTGTATCAGGCAATTCTCCGATAGAACACCAAACAGCCATCGTAGAACCAAAAGGATAGATTGGAATAAAGACATTATCCTCGCACCATTTGACAAATCCCTCAGGACCATCTGTATAAGATTCAGGTTCATATATTTGATAAGGTGGCAATGAATCAGGATCCACGGCTTGAACAAGATTTTCCTTGAACAAATCTTTGATTGTTTTCTTTTCAATGGATTTCAGCTTGCGTTTTAAAATTTGCTTGGCTTTCTTGATGATCGGTTTCGGTTTCATCGAATCACTCCTTTACGGGATGTTCCCTCGGAACTAATCCGTTTGTAAAATTCAGGATCTCCTTTCTCAAAATCAGGAGCATTTCCGTTACCGCTTTTCTTTTTTCCAGATAATTTCAGTTTTTCCCCAAATTCAAAGGATATTTCCAAGTTTTTCCACATCGAACCAATGGCTTTCATCGTTTCCCGTATCTCCCGATAAACAGGATGAATCCCAATATTTCCTTTTTCTGAAAAAACAATCGGCGTCCCCAAAGACAATTCTATGATCTGCAATCGAATCAAATGAACATACAAAGGAACGATTTCCATTCCAATCTTAAAAAGCATCGTTTCATCTAAATAAGAATAGGTATTCAAGATCGTATTATAGAGGGTCTGGATATATTCCACTTGAACAGAACATTTTCCGTGGTGAACATACTTGCATTGCTTGACAACAGGACATTCAAGATTCGTGCATTCTCGGATTCCATCCCAAGCATACAAAGAAACTCCTTTTCGGACAATTCCCTTGTCTAATTCTAAATTCCCTATTTTTGTCTCGTCCAAGTTCATAAAAGCTCCTTATCAACAAATTGAATTTCCCGTATTATATAACAGAAGCATGAGAAAGAGTCAAGCAACACAAAGAAAAAGCGGAGTCCAGCAAATGCCAGAGAAAAACGATATGTCTAAACGATCAAACAAAGCTTGTTAATAATAATATATCATTCTTTTAACAGAATCCAGCAAATGAACATTGTTTAAAATATCGATAACAAGTCAATTCTGACGGTTTGTCTAAACAGTAGGGGTAAATGAATGAAAAGAATTGGTTCTTCAGGTTTTCAAAAAATTGGGAAAAAATTTATGGGAGTAGAATAGGTTCTGTAGGTTTTCAAAAATTGGGAAAAAATTTATGGTGAGGACCCTGCCGACTGCTTATAAAAAATGCGTCTAGATAGAACTAGACGCATCTTTTATTTGTGTTTACTGATTTAAAAGCATATTGCGATTAATAATTCTTGACGGTTTATCATGCGCTATATGACGTTTAATGCGCTTATAAGCACTAGTTAAATCGTTACACAGTTTCATAGCAACAAGCTTATCTGCTATATCATTTACTTTGTACTTTAAGCGAATACATGCATCGATGCATTGCGCTTGATTGTGTACTTTGTTGAATACTGATTCATTGAGCTTTCTCAATTTTATATTATCTTTACAATCTGTAATAATACGTTTACGAATCACATTGGTATTAATACGTTTTACTTCAATCTTTACTTCTTTTTTGCTTTTGTTGTTAGTTGTCATGATCTTTACTCTCTTTCTGTATGCTATGCATACTGTTAATTGTTAAGTTGATTAGTTGATATAAGATGCAAGCTTTAACAGCATGATAAAAAAGCTTGCATATACTGACAGCGCAATTAGTGTTCGTTTCATTTTTATTAGCTCACTTTCATTTTTATTTTCGATTAAAATCTAGCAAATCTTTTATACTTTGTCAAGCGATTATTTATATTTTTTTTATATTTTTTATCACTTTTAACTATTTAATATTACTAATGTTTTTAACTAACTATTGATTATTACTGTCTTTTTGTCTTTTAAGCAAGAGACAGCGCCGACGGATGGGTTGCTCACACCTACGCCAGGACCGCTCCATTCCGGCTTTTTAATATTTCTCCGAAGGAGCATGCAAAAGTTCCGCAGTTCTCTATATGATTCTCTATAATATGCTTTATTCCGCGGGATATTAAGTTCTCCCATAACTTTTACATATAAACAACAAATCATATTGACTTTGCTTTGAAAGCGGATACCGAGAAATAAACAAGAAATCCTTTATTTTAAAAATAAAATAGGAAAATTGAATCGGAAAAAGGTTTCCTTTGGCAGGAAGTTTTTATTTAGAAAAAAGTTTCCTTTTCCAGGAACTTTATTGCCAGGAAAGAAAGTAATTTGAGTCCGTCCCGAGGATCGGAAATAAAGCCGAACCCAAAGCGGATAAAAAGTCCGACCCGACGGACGGATTCAATATAGATAGAACCGCGGAATGGTTATTCGGAAAGGGAATGGATCCGGGTGGAGCGGCGGT